TGCATTATTTGAAACTTCCATCCCTTATCTAAACAAAACTCTCGGGCAGCATCCCATTTAGCTTGATTTACTCCCCATGTCTTCACCTCATTAATATACTTCTTTGTCGGCTTACTACCATTTCTTTTCACGATAGGAGGTACAGTCTGATACTTAGGCTTGACCTCTATCAATATCTTTTCTTTCTTCTTATCTTTATTTATCTGTTCTACGTAGAAGTCTGGAAAGTATCTGTGAAATCTCCCATCGATTGGACTCTTGTAGGGTATGACAACTTCTTCACTCGCCCACTTCATGACATGTGGGTGTCTGTCTAAATAAGACATAAGCTTCAATTCCCAGTGTGATCTATAGATAACATTTGTAGGATCACCCAGATATTTTGAAGGGTTTCTTGGTCGAAATTTTCCTTGATAAGCCATGTGAACTCATATAAATAATTGTAATTAGTCTAACTTAATATTTATACAAGGTAAATAAATCATATGAGCACCGACATGATACACGCAGCCGCGGCAGTGGCAGAACAGCGAAAACAGAACTTAAATAATAATTTAGGTCTGTACTTTCCTCATGATATCGGACATCATGCCATGATACTTAATTTTAAGGATTATGCTTATGGTGGTAGTTCACATATGCAAGAAGTTAGCAATGACAGTATCATCTTGCCTCTGCCTAAAACTCTTCAAGATAACTTAAACGTTAAAGTTGGCGCTGATGAGTTAGGCGTTATAGGATCTCTTGCCGCAGAGGGAACTCAGGGAGCTAATGACGCCGCATCGGCTACAGCAACTATACAGAGTAAACTCAAGGGCATGTTTGGCGATGCAAAAGATGAAGCGGCTTCTGTATCCGCTATCGATTCGCTTGCTGGAGTATTAAATAAAAGTTTAGACACTGGACTATTTTTAGCAAGAGCAGGTCTAGGTAATATCGCACCAGATATCGCAAAGGGAATTGGAGCAGGACAAGGCACTGCAATTAACCCATACGCAACTCTTGTATTTAGTGGTGTTGATTTAAAGGTACACACATTCGAGTGGCTATTGTCTCCTGACACACCACAAGAAGCAGAAACCTTAAGAAAGATTATTCGAACAATTCAACGACATGTAACACCAGAAATGGATGGGGTATTAGGCGAAAGTATCAGTAAGTCTACACTCGGTAGAGGACTATTAAAATATCCATCGATGGTCGACTGCTTCTTTCATGGTATTAATCAGAACTATTTCTACAAATTAAAGACATGTATGGTGTCTCAGTTTAATGTAGACTATGCGCCTAACGGCATTGCATTAAATAAAGGCGGTAAGCCTAGTGCAGTGAGAATTAATATGATTATGACTGAAGCCGCTATTCATACGAAAGCAGACTATCAGCCTGATGGAACTATCACATCAGAAGTATTACCAGAAAGAGTTGAGGGTGACATAGACGCAGAGACACAACAACTTTTAGATGATATTGCTCCTCTTTTAACTCCAAGAAATACAGAGGGAGGAGAAGCATAATGAGTTATTTTAGTAAATTCCCACTGACAAAAAGAAATGACGGACACTCTGTTGTAGACATTACTCGCAAGGGTAAGTTAAAAGTATCGAAAAGTGCGACAGCATATCTACCTTATACAGTAAAAGAGGGTGAGAAGCCTGAAGACGTAGCCTATTATTACTACGGTGACCCAGAATTAGCATGGCTTGTACTATCGATTAATGATATTGTTGATCCCTACACACAGTGGCCTAAGACACAGAGTGGTCTAGATGAATATATTATGAAACAATATGCAGAGAAATCAGGCACAACAGGTATTAATGTCCTTAATTGGTCAAAGAATACAGGCTTCACTACAAACATTAAATGGTATGAGAGTAAGTACAACAGTAATGTAAGAATTAATCACAAGACCTTTGTTGCAAACCCGCAACCCGACCCAGCATTTAATGCCAACGAGTGGAATGTCATTCGTGTATATGATTATGAATTCAAATTAAATGAAGAGAGACGCCAGATCCAACTATTTAATAAAGCGTACATGGGTGAGATAACTAATTTATTAGAGCGAAGATTAAATGGCAAGTAATAATTCTGCGAGACAAGCAGGACACTATGAACTCATATCTTTTAAGATACGTCCTATAGATAAACCAGGTGGTGGTGTCGAATTAAATCAAATCGTGACTCAATGGCAGATCAGTGAAAGTATGTTCCGTACTAACATCACTGGCTCTGCTACTGTATTAGATGCAGAAGGTATCGCACGAACTCTACCTATATTAGGTGAAGAGATAATTACGATAGAATGGACAGACTTTTATGGTGATATTCAGAAGAAAGAATTCTTTTGCTATGGTATTAATGATCTAGGACCACATGATAATAAAGATGGACTGCTATCGTATCGAATTAATTTCACCTCAATCGAACATCTAACTGCTCATCAACAAGACGTAAGACAATCATTTGCTGATCAATTAATCTCAGACATGGCACAATCAGTATTCGATACCTATTATAAGACAACTGATAAAGAAATAGAGATCGAACCTACAGTAGGACCACAGACTTATGCGATTCCGAGTCTGACGCCCGCCGCCACAATGCATTTCCTCGCCAAAAGAGCCTACGGCGGTGAGAGTTCTACAAACAATTACATGTTCTTCGAGACAAAAGACAGCTTCTTTTTCTGTACACCCGAGTATCTGTATGAGAAATACAAAGATAAAGTAAAGGACGAAAAGGCATTAGAGGAAAATAATCTTTTATTCTACACAACAAAGATCGCTGATGACAATTCACCTAGTGGTCAGCTAAGAAATCAACAAACCGTATCAGACATTACATACGGAGACCCTTCTAATTCACTCAATGAGATCACAGAAGGACAATATAAGACATCAATGCTAGAGATAGACCTAATCAATCGCACAACGTCTAGGACAATTACTAACTTCGAGGATATATTAGACAATATGCCTATAGATAAGTTAACAATACCTCATAGCAGTGAGTTCTTATCTGAGAGAATGCCTGTTCTAGATGAAGTTTACGTATTAAAAGACTATAATGTACCAGGACAAGAGAAGGGAATCAATCGCCATTATCCTTTTTATCGTGAGGTAATTAATTCAAAGAAGCTATTTTCTACACACATGAGAAAACATGCTATTAATTGCTCTATAAAGGGTAGAAATCCGTTGATTCCAGGAATGGTTATTTTTTTAATGGTAGACCTTGTTGAAGTTGGTGAATCTGGGCGTCCAGATGTACAGCGTGACGGGTTACATATGGTGACAGATATAACGAACTTCTTCTTTGAGGACGAGTTTTCGCAGATCATAAGCCTTACAAAGGGTGGTCTATCTGATAGCAATGACAGAAGCCTATTTAGAGGGAAGAGATAATGAGTGGTGGTTTTAGAAATCTATTGTGGTACGTGGGAGTCGTAGAAGATCGTCACGATGCCGCCAATGATGGACGTGTTAAAGTAAGAGCATTTGGTATTCATACAGAAGACAAGCAAGCAATGCCTACTGCTGATTTGCCTTGGGCGATTGTGCTTGATGGCTCATATGGTGGTGTGCAGAAGATACCTGATGTGGGCGACTGGTGCTTTGGATTCTTTATGGATGGCGATGATGCACAACATCCTATGGTAATGGGAAGAGTACCTGGTGTGAGTTTACAATTACCACCTGAAGCTGGTGCGCCTAGTGAAGCTAACTATGTGCCTGTTGAGTCTTTGCCTAAGTATGGTAAGCCTCCTTTACATAGACATCTAGGGGGTGAAGATGCTCAGTTAGGACAGGGACCATTACAAGCCGCAGCCGTGAAGAATGGTATTCAGAGTGCAATTGAAGGCGAAGACTGGTCTGAACCACCTATTATAGCACCAGAAAAGAATCTTGACAATACAATCTATACCAGTAAGAATGATAATAACTTTGTAGTACTCAGTGATAGTAGAGAAGGAGATGGGACGTATATCCTTATATCCCATGCCTCTGGTTCTGCTGTACAAATTGATTCACAAGGAACGATACTTGTCAAGTCTTTTGGAGACACTTATAATAGTTCCGAAGGCTATACAATGAACCGTACTGAGATAGACATGCATACGAATGTCGGGCAAGATTGGTC